TGTTGGATTGCGCCAAAGAAGAAATTACCAACTGGAAGCCGTATTGGGGCGACTATGAGTCTGTAGTCCGTACCCTGATCGACCGTGAAAATCCTACGGTCGTCTACGGCTACAGCGTGAGCGACATCCTACATTCGATGAACTACGACAAGTACCAAGAAGTCTGTGAGCGCGTCTTTCAGGCTAACTATGACTTTATTACAGAACTTGACTTCAACGATCTGCTGTCTGATCTGCGCAATGCAGAGCGCGATCTGGAGTACGCAGAGCAGGATCTGGTCGATGCTCTGGATCGGAACACTGAGTCAGTCGATTAACTCAGCCACCGTAATTACACACGAACCGCCACTAATGACATCGTGTCTGGTGGCGGTTATTTTTTTGACCTGAAAATCATCTTCAAACAGCCCTGCGTGCTGTAGCGCATCCAGTATCGGCTTGATGATGTTATCAATGTCGCGCTTGCGCCGATCTGGTGGATGGTAGTCAATGCGTACAGACAGCAGTCCTGCAAGCCTGTGACCCTTACAGTGGTCTTTAATGTCGCGCCTGAAGGCATTCGCCCTCTTGGACAGAAAACGCCGTAGACCGCGCTGTAGCCAGTAATGGTTAACGGTCGGTGGCGCATATGCTAAGACGATATCAAGTTTCTTGCCCATCGGCATCCTTCAGCATCTTGGGATCAGATGTCAGCAGAGCCTGCATCAGTGCTTCGCTCATGGCATCCACAAAGCCTTCGTCTTCGCCCAATTCTGTACGCCCAATCGTGTCACACAGGCAGTGTACCAGTTCGTGAAAGTAAACTTGGTAGATGTAACTCTGGGCAGTACCTTTTGGGAACTTGGCTAACTTGATGGTCTTTTTGCTGTTAGTCCAGAGACCGTGAGTGTCAGACGGAAGTCTGGCATTCTTTTTTACGGTCACCGTATGCCCTGCAATTTTGAACTTGTCTGGAATTATCATTTCTTCTTTCCATACTTGGCTTGGCAGTCACGGCACTTTGTGACCGACTTCTTGGCTACCAGATCGAACTGGTCAATCGGTCGAGAACGCCCACAGGCAAAGCAATACTTGCCAATGATCTTTTTGGTGGCAACATCAATTTCACTTTGGATCTGCTTCAGCGTCATGCTCTGCCTTCATGTATTCTAAAAACTCAATAAACTCTGCCATTAGCTTCATCGTGAATCGGCTTGTGCGACTGCCAAGCAGGATAAAGTGACCAGTCTTGGTCTGGGCAAACTTCGGTGCTGTGTTCGTCTCTAACGCCATGTCGAGCAGGAACTGAGCAGTCATGTAGTCCTTCATGTCTTCAGGGCTAATAAGCCTGCTCTCGCCGTTTACGACCACCTGTAGCGTGTTGCTGAAGTGGTGTATCAGAGTCCACATCTTGTCATTCTGTTCCAGACTGCGCTTGGGTATGTAGTTCGCTACCTTGCAGTGGATGTCCTGACCAGACGCAAGCCTGTCCTTGATCTCTGCCTTCAATACAGAGACCAGACGGTCGATGTCTTCGGGGCTATCTGTTTTTCGGCAGATGATCATTAGTTCAGACTCTCAATACGGTTGCCCTGCATTGCCTTGTCAATGACAGTGTTCAATGCTTGACGATCTGCGCCAAGAGATAGCAACATTGCCATCTCTAACGGCAACTGCTCAGAGTCGCACAGGTAACGCCACCGCAGTGCGTCTTGCTTGTCATCATCTAGATCCATGTCAGTTGACCGTAGTGTCTTCGGAGTATCTGCGCTCGACTTCCAAGCACATTTCCGTAATCAGGTTAATCAGCGTCTTGGTCGGCACATTGCCCAGATCGTTGATATCTACTTCATCGTTTTCAATGTCCATGCTCAGTTCCTTATGTAGTTACGAAGTTCGACCATGTGTTTCTCAAGATCCAGTTTTGCTGTTAGCGGATCTTCCCAACTGTCTACTGCTGACTTTGCCAGTAAATACAAATGCGCATACTCGCTTTTCAGCTTGGCATTCATCTTCTTGGCTTTGCTTTCTGCGCTTGTTTCATTCGTCATTGAATGTCACCTTCGCATATTTGGAAGACTTACCGCGATACGCTTCGGCATCGACCTGTGGCGCAAACTCGCTGACGATCTTCTTGTAATCTACTGTTCCTTTTTTCTCGATGATAGAAACAGATACATTACCAAAAGTACCGCCGTTAGGATTTTCAGCCAATAGCGCATCACGAACTTGGTCATATTCAGCCTGCAATTGTTTGATCTGCTTGTTGAGTTCGTACAGTCGCTTGGCATCAGCGTTATCCAAGTCAGAGTCTGTGTCCACGATCTTCCTGAAAGAGTCATAGAATTCTTTCAGGGTAGGAAGATGCTTTTTCATCCATGCGTCATTGTACGAAACAAAGACATGGCTAATCTGTTCATCGCTACCGACCACCACAAACAACGCACGCTGTGCGCCAGTGCAATACATCTGCACTTGCATCTGTGCGTAATACTCAGGCATATACAGTTCGTAGTTATGGGCAGAGTAGTCTTGCTTGAACGGTGCTTTGATCTCAAGCACGACTGAGCCGTCTTCGCTGATGCCGTCTGGTGTTGCGCCCAGAAAGCCTTTGGTAACGAACATCTGACTCGCGCCAGTGGCAATGAACTTCATGAACTCATTGGCGTACTGCACGCCCTTGTATTCGTTATCACGACCGTGTTGGAATGCAGGGTTATCCTTGTATTCCAGTTGACCGCGAAACGCTTTGACCATGTCATTCAGAACTGCGTTTGGCTTTTTGTATTTGCCAAGACCCAGAATTGCACCGACATTGCTTGCGGTAATATAGTTTTTCCTGTTTGGATCGAGCATAAATATCCTTAGTTGATAAGATCAGATTTAGAAAGAGTTACGGACAATGCCCTGCGAATGCCTTTGGTGATGTTGCCACCGCCGATATCCTTAAAGGTCTGCAGATCTGCAGGCAACAGGCGAACAGAAGTACGGTGCGTATACAGCTTGTCCAAAGTAAACTCAGAGACATCTACGGCAACAAGTGCGCGAAGTCCTGCAGTTAACGATCCACCGCCGATTGCACGCAGTTGGTCAATTTCTTCGCAAGTCATGGTCAAGTAAAAGTGCTTTTTGTCAGACATTAGTAATCCTTAGAATGGTACTTTGTCGCTGAACGGATCGAAGTTATCAGCAACGGCTTGCTGTGCCTTCGGGCTTGCTTGTGGTGCGTCTTTCTTGGATGCCAGTAGCGTGACATTGGCGTTAGCCAGTTCAAGCGTGTGCTGTTTCGTGCCGTCTTTGGCAGTCCATTCACGGTTGACGATCTCGCCGTTGATCCCGATCTTGTCGCCTTTGCTGATGTATTCTGCAACGGTAGCGCGTTTTTCAAAGAGCGCGACCTTAATCCAAGTGCCGATCTTCTTGTCGCCGTAGCCAGAATCGACCACGACCGAAAAGGTAGCGACAGCCTTGCCGTCTTTGGTTTGGGTGACTACAGGATCACCGCCTACGCGACCAATACCACTGAAGTTGTTCATGCCTGTTCCTCAAATTGTTTGACACGGGTTATAAATTCATCAGTCACTTCTGACTGAATCGCTTTGGGCAGAGTCTTGTAGTAAGCACGACATTCCTCTGCGGTTTTGAGTGTCAGCAGTTTTGCGCTGACATCTTCAACTGATACTTGCGCCTTGCCACGCGAGTACGGATCTTCGATATCGACCTTTGCCCACAGTTCGTAAGCCAGACCGAACAACAGTGCCGAAGCCAGACAGATACCGCGCCGATGCGTGTCGGTGATGTCACGCGCCGTAATCTGGTCGAACTGGATGGATGTGTTTTTGTGATCCATAACGGCTTGCGGTACGGTCGGAGTCTCACGACCATCAGCGTGACGGAAGCCAATCAGCAGATAGCCCCCGACAGGCGCACGATGCACGATACCGCCGTCAGGCGCAGGCACAGAAAACGGAAGCCATTCTGGTGCATTGTCACGCAACAGTTGCATGGTGCGCGACCAGTTCACATAGGATGCTGAGAATTTACCAGAGCCGATGGTCTGGACAAGATCAGGCGTAACCACGCCAGAGAGTTTGGGATACATGGTTAGACTCCGTACTTGAAGTTAAAAGCATCACTGAGTTCATCGTCAGTGAATCCAGTTTCCGACATTGCGTAGGCTTTTGCTTCACTATCTTTTACATACGCGCTGAGAAAGCCGTAGATGGCTTTACGGTCTTCAGCAGACATCGGTCGATCGTCTTGGGTGATAATTTCAAAGCCAATGGGCTTGGTCATAGCGGTAGTCCTGTTTGTGGGTGGTATGTAATTATAGTTCTATGTAAAATCAGATGTCAAGCACTTTTTCCAACTAAATCTTAAAACCTGAGACGGCATATCTGCGTAGCGGATTAGGGTGGTCATCGACTTGTCCGTGTCCTTGCTGTAGACCGCATAGACTGGATCGCCGTACCTGTCCACGATTTTGCCCTTGTCCACGACCAGATCGATCCAGACCGCCATCGATTTACGGTCAACAAACAGCCAGTGGTCTACGCGCTCAAATACGACCAGATCTTGCTTGCCATATATCCACCCATGCCGACCCTTTACATTCTGGAGTTCGATCCAAGTATGTTCGTTTTTGTCGCGCCCAGATCCAACACCGCGAATCGATTTAATGTCTACTGACTTGGTAACGCCGTTTTTGCTTATGTAAAAATCGATGTGATCCTTTCGGTCTACTTCGATTGATGATTCTTCTACTGTGTAGCCTTTGGCTTTGGCAGTGGCAACAAACTCAGCTTCGACAGCCTGACCGCGCTCTTTGTCGCCGTGATACTTGCCAGAGCCGTAAGCCATTAGTAGTTGTAATCCCGATGCGGTTCGCCTAATTCTTCCATCCACCGATTGTAGGCTTTGCAATTGTCTTCGACAGACTCGCGCTCACTGGATCTGGCAGAGATCGATCCGTTATACATCCTGATGCGTAGATCGACTGGCTTGCTTTCGACCGCACGCGACTCAGGCGTAGGCTTGGTATCAAACTCATCTTCCCAACGCCGTTGATTCAGAAAGGTAGCAGGCATTGGCAGGAAGTCCATCTTGCCAGTGGCGCGATAGTGTTCAACGAATGCGCGTGACTTGATCATAATCGTGCTGAAGATCTTGTCTAGCTTCTGCTTATCCCACGCCTTACGCGCAGACTCACGCGCCTGCTTTTTCGGATAGCACGAATACCAACGGTCGAAGTTCGATTCATTGGTCGGAGTAAGTTCTAGTGATTCAGTCATGGTGGTAGTCCTGTTTGGGTGTGCCTATATTTATACACCGACCAAAATTAGTTTGCAAGCAGTTTATAAAAAACTTTGTTTGCTTAAAAAATTTATGCATTTGTAGATTTTAATAAACCATAGGTGGTCTATGATGCCTTTGGGTGATACTAGGCATCTGCTCTTGCTTTATCGGTAGTACCAGACCAGTCATTATCACAAACCGTTTTCGGATGGGTATCTTCCGCAGGATGGTCATCCTGTACCTTGTGCATCACCACTGACTGTGTTTTATGTATCTGCGCCGACATCAAAGCGCAACTAATCTGGTAGAACTTTCTTGGCTTGCCTGCATTCCAGACAGCATAACTATCGTGAGCCGTGACGGTCACCGAACTGGCGACTTGCATACAGTAATCGAAATCGTGTACGGTGTCCAGAATTTTTTCAGGGTATGCATTCTGAAGCGCAAAGAGTACGACCTGTGGCGCAAGTCCTTACGATCGGGAACACCGACCGTTAGCAAAGCCGTCTCTGATTGTTTGTATATCTGGAAGTGCATCGACCGTACTGATGAGTATGGTCAGATCTATAAAATCGGGATTACCTCGACATCCTGCATGGATGAGCGTATCAAGAAGGTAAGCCGTACTCACAAGGTAGCCTACGAAATAGTGGTCTGGTCGCGCCAGAACGATCCCAGAGCCATCGAAGCGCAGATCCTGAGCATCGGTCGCCCTGCTAGAATGGAACGCGCAGACGGGCATACAGAGTTCCGTAGCCTGTCCGAAACCGACCTCGCGCAAGTGCTTGATATTATTGGCGGTAAATAGTTCACAAAGATTTTACAATCTTTTGCTTGACTTGTATGGTGAGTTAATGCATACTGCTCATATGGACAAGGCAATAACGCCTGCCATAAACAAGGAAACCAATACCATGAAACTTTCGCCCACAATGCAAAACAAGGTTATGTTTATCGATGATGAGCGCAATGATGGTAGTTCAATCATCGTTACGCTTCGCTATGGCTATCGCTTTACATCCGATCCGTTATCGTCTGTCCATGTCGAAGGGTTTGATACAGTGCGTGATGCTAAGACTGGCATCAAAAACGCTGTCGCTTGTTATTGCAGTGAATGCGCCAATCCTAATCTTTAATACGGGAGTCATACCATGAAAGCTATTACTAAAAACTGGAAAACTGGCATTGCTAAAGGCATCATTGTCGATGTTTCGGAATATCCCATTGACGGTGTTTCAAATGTATACAAGCCTGCCGAACAAGATCTTTATACGCACACCATCAGCCTTCGCGGTGAACACTGCTTTACTTGCACTGCTGATGCTTTTGCAGAAAATTTTGAAATTGTTGAATAATCAATCACACAGGAGTCATACCATGCCGTACATTGGAAAAATACCATACGAAGAACAAGTAGAAGTAACCACGCAATATGTGCGCGATCAGCCTATCCAAGAACTTGTGCCACACATTTTACGGTGGTTAGTCAAAGACGCAAACGCTTGGGATTATTTTGAAGAGTGGTATGTCGAAGAACTTATGAATCAGCGTGACGACTATGATGGGAACGGCTATGAAGGATAAATTACAGGCAATAGCGTATGAGTTATTCGCACACATTGCCATTGCGATTGTGATGGCTATAATGGTCGTGTGTTTTCTCACGCCACAATAAGGATCTGTTATGCCACTGAAGAAAGGTTACTCGCAAGCCACCATCGCCAAGAACATTCGCGCAGAGATGAAATCAGGCAAGCCTAACAAGCAAGCCGTAGCCATTGCTCTGTCGGTCGCCAAAGAAGCTAAAAAGAAACGAAAGTAATGAAGCATTCAACAGGAAACCCTACCAAATCCGAAGCCAAGCGCATGGACACGATTAAAGACGCAAGCGAATGCGTGTGCTGTAAAAAGCGCAGACTGCTGTCCAGTTATGTCGAGATCCACCATCTGCTGTCTGGCAACAAGCGCATGGGGCATATGTTTACGGTCGGTCTGTGTCCGTGGCATCATCGCGGAGTTCCTATGTATGGATATACGCGCAGGCAGATGCAAGAGATTTACGGCGACAGTCTGGCGCATGGTAGCAAGATCTTCCGCGCCCAGTTCGGATCTGATATGGATCTGCTAGAGATGCAAAACGAAGTGCTTGACGAAAGCCTGTGTAAAGCCGTAGAATTGTCTCTGGTGGGTGCTGTAGGTTTGACTGGTAATCATCCTGCTTGAGCGTTTCCTGTTCGCTTCCCACGGTCGTGAATGCCCTGTATCGGTTTAACTCCTTTTCCCGATGCCACGCGATCGATCACCGCTTCGGCGGTCACGCAATTCATGGTTCTGCGGTCTTATCCCTCTGACTCCATTCCGCAGACTTGACCACACTTCGGTGTGGTCTTTTTTTT